TCGGCGACGATGCCATCAGGCTCTGGTCCCGCTCAAGATCAGTTCCGCCCCCATGATGTAGATGCGGACTGGGTCAGTGCCGGATACCTCGTAGACGCGGTCGCGGATTTTCATCGTCGCACCAAGCCGGCGCCAGATGGTGCGGAAGCCGTAACGGCCGATGCGGCCCATCGACTTCCAGTGCTCGTTCGACCACGTATGGCCGCCGTCGTCCGACCAGCGCAGCATGACCTGCGGGTTTTCGCCTTGGCCAAGGTTCAGGCCGACACCGGTCTCGCAGTCAAGCTGCATCGACTGCTGGACCGTACGCGCAAGGTTGTTCGCGCCGGTAGGCAGCGCGCGCCACGAGCGCAGCCACTTCTGCGGCTGGCCGTCGTCGGAATAGCTTTCTAGGTCGAACTTGTAGATTTTGCCGTTCTGGTAGTCGCCGATGACGGTCTCGCTGTTGAAGAACATCTGGTTGTTGCCGCGGTGACGGTTGAAGTCGCCGTTCTGGAACGAGGCGCGTTCGTGCCATGCGCCAGTCGCCACGTCGAACACCCACGTCGTGTTGGCGGTCGGGAAGTTGAGGACGTAGAAGCTGTGGCCGTCCTGCTGGTAGGTGTAGCCAACCGCGTCTTCGAGGTTGGGGTACTCCTGCATCTGCCATTCGATGGCGTGCGTCGAGATGCGCTGGCCCATGTAGCCAGCCGCACGGAAGACCATACCCTGCCCGCGAGCGTCTTTGCCGAGCCAGTAAATCTGGTTGTCCATCTTGGCGATGGAGTACGGCGCAGCGCAGCCGAGTTCGTTGTACGCGCCTTGGATGCGCGTTAGTGGGAAGTCGAGCAGCCCAGCGTTGTACCAGACCTCGGTCGAGTTGGTGCCGTAGACCCAGACCTCGCGGTGATCGACAAAGATCGCCACGACGTCATCGGGGTTGCCCTCGGCGCTGGCGAAGTCCAGCGGATCGACGCTGGTGCCGTCCAGCAACTGCGTGACCCAAATCTTCTGGCTGTTCGGCTCGTTGAACACGAAGTAGCCGTCAAGATAGCCGACCGTGCCTGCGCCGGGGAAGTCCGGGTCGGTGATCTGCTGAAACACGTCCGTCTGGGCGTTGTAGATGTAGCCCTGCGGGTTGGCCGCCACAAATAGCTGGATGCCGTTGTCGGCCATGCTGACCGGTCCGGCGCCGGCGATGGTGCCCTTGGCGACCGCGTTCCAATTGCTGTCGATCTGAAACAGCGTCGGGCCGGACACGGCGTAGCCGAAGTTGCCGAAGGTCCACATGCCGCGGATTGGCCCAATGCCAATCGTCGCCAGCCGTGTCAGGCCGGGCGCGCGCTGGAGAAACGCCGGCTCTTTGCCGCCTTCCGGGACGATTTCCGGGAAGAGGTTGACCATGCGGTTGTCGGCGGCGTTGACGCTGCGAGCGACATACGCCGACCCAAGGATCGGCGTCTTCATCAGTAGTTGCCCGCAAAGATGTTATACCGCTGGCGGGTCGCCACGATGCTGTAGGGCATCGACATGATGTCGTCAGGGTTGTTGATCCGCTTGAGGTTGCGCTTGCTCGTCATGGCGATACGCATGACCTGCGGGGTCGGCTCCATGCCGAACTCCGGTGCCATTTCGGTCGCCAGGTTGTAGCGGAAGGCGCGCAGATAGCCCGGCGGGAAATGAAGTTGAGTGGCCAGCGACACCGGCTTGGTCAGTTCCTCGACGGAAATGAAATGCCATTCCAGATCGCGCGTCGGGCGCGGGTAGACGTACATCTCCACATCGGGGAAGGCGTTGTTGACGAAGATCACCTGCGGGTACGTGGACGTGACGGTCTTGACCGCGATGCCGTCGTACTGCTGCTGGTTGATAAACTTGATGCCGTAGCTGACGCCGGTGCCGGGGTCTTTGAAGTAGGTGCTGTCGTCCAGCAGCACCGGACGGTTGCCGACGAAGTCGCCGGACGGCCCGAGCGTGCGCGACAACTGTCCGGCAGGCCACGTAAAGACCTGATCCTGCGTCGAAAAGACCGACAGCCGTTCCGTATTCCAGCTATCAATCATCTGGTTCATGGCGTTCAGCGCGTCCTGCGACGTTTCGGCCGAAGGCACTTCGCCTTCGGCCAGAACGCCCAACAGGCGCAACGAACCATTGATGATGTCGCCGGCGGTCGTCATGACTTAGTCTTTCTGCGCTGCGCGTCGGCGTCCACTGCGCTTAGGCTCCGCCATCTCGTTGACGGGCGCAGCCTCGGCTTCATCCGCGTCATCGTCCGCCACAGCAGGCGTGGTCGGATCATAGCGCATCCAGCCGTACATTTCATCATGTTCCGCTTCGTGTTCGCTGATAGCGACCTTAGCGCCGTGCACGGGGTGAACCATGTAGATTACGGACATAAAAACCTCTCAAAAAATGGACGGCCCGAAGGCCGTCCACTGTCTTAGTTGATCGCCATGAACTGCCACTTGGCGCCGTCCGAGTAGAACAGCTTGCCGACGCCGGTAGCGTTCGTGGTGATGCCCAGCGAACCGACAGGAGCCGAAGTGGTGGTCGAGTTGGCGGTGATCGC